ATAGATCCTACAATGAATATACAAAAGATAAGAGAGGAATTGGTCGAAGACTTAGTTCCTCTTTTTGATTCTGTACCTGCACAAGTAATTAGACCAAGTAGTTTTAAAGATGACGATCAACATCTTTTAGAAATCAATGCGTGCGATTTACACATAGGAAAGATAGGAATAGAAGGAGACGAATATAGTATCGACATTGCTCGTAAAAGAATGTTAGATGCACTTGAACACCTTGTTAAAAGGTCTAGTGGTTTTTATATAGATCAAATACTATTTGTTGTAGGAAATGATTTTTTAAATGCTGATGGAGATTGGCCTGTACCAAGCACAACTAAAGGAACACCACAGTTTAATAGCAATAAACATATGGAAATGTATAGGGCTGGTAGAAAACTGTTAGTAGAATGTATAAATATGTTAATTGATGTAGCTTGTGTTCACGTGATGGTAATACCAGGTAATCATGATAGAGAATCTATGATGCATATTGGAGATGCACTAGAAATATATTTTGAAAAAAATGAAGATGTTACTGTAGATAATTCTATGTCTATGATGAAATCATATCATTACGGTAAATGTTTAGTTATTAATGATCATGGAGATGGTGCAAAACTAAACGATCTGCCTGGTATTGTATCACAAAGATACAGAGATGTGTGGAGTGAAGTAAAGTATGTAGAAGTGCATCGTGGACATTATCATACTAATAAAGCTTATAAGATGCAGGCTGTTGAAGAACTCAACGGTTTAACAATAAGAAACCTATCCTCCATGACGGCCACGGATGAGTGGCACGACATGAAAGGATTTGTAGGTAATGTAAAAAAAGCCAGTGCATTTATATGGAATAAATACAATGGCGTTCAAGCTAAACTTAATTACAATGTGCCTATAGAGTAGGCCAGACTACAATAATATTTGACATTAGTGATTAAGTAGATTGTAGATAATTAAAATAATCATAGATAAAAAGCCTACATACATAAATAGTCCTTCTATTATAATTCCATATTTACTTCTATTATCTTTCATTTCTATTTATTTGGGCGTGCAAAGATAATAATTTTTTTATAGGTCATGATAGTTTATCTTTTACAAAACGAATAAGTTCATTCATTTTTCTTTTATAAAATAAATCAAAATCTACATAAACTGTATTTCCATCAGGCCCAACTTCTTTTGGTTGTGTTTGTTCCCACAGAACATATAATACTGATCGCAATCTTTGTGATGGAGTTTTTGTATCGAACTCTCTATCAACTGTTGCTTCTTCTACAGCATCTATTTGTTGTTGTGATATTGGTTTTGTAGATATAACTACATAACCTGGTTGTTTCAGCATACTATACATATTTCCTACGATTTCTGCTGTTAGTTCTGGTGTGCCAAGACTGACACGTAGAGAGTTATCGGCTAATGTGCGTATATTGTCAATGCCGCCCTCAAAAACGATAGTGTTTTTGCTCATTATTTATAGCTTTTGTTGTCTATTTTAGATTCATACTTTGGATTTTTTTTCAGCTCAACGTAATCTACGTATCTATCATTTACCTCCTGTAAAATGTCGGTAAAGTCATCTTTACAATAATCAAATTTGCTGTTTTCAATCCAATGAACAAGAATCTTCAATAGATCAACTGCTTTCTTTTTGTGATCTTTTGGTCTCATTGATTGTACTCTTTTATATTTGGACTTAAGCATTCTGCGCATAATGTCTCTTTATTTGGTGATTCAAAATGTTCACCACAATCTTGACAAATATACGAAAATTTATAATCAGTTTTTACTAATGTGTTCATTTTCATCATTTTATCAAATTGATCTCTAGGATCACGAGGTATATGATCATGCCAAAGTTTACTTAAAAGTTCATCAGCTTCCTGTTTTGTATCAGGTAAGTTGTTTAAAATTTCTTGCTTCGTATCTTCGTCATATGGACAAAGTTCAAGCATCATTTCTATTTTATCTATTTGCCAGTATTCTATTTCTTCCATAATATAATTGCCAAAATCCCCGTGAATACGAGGACTTTGACAACCAACTAAAACTATGAAAACACAAGGACAGAATGTCCAAGAGAAATACAAAGATAATTATTTATTATCTGGTATCTCTTTTTCAAACCATGCAATTTTCAACAGAACTAAATAGCCTATTAAATCATCTATGGTGTCTAAAGTGTTTTCGTTAATACCTTTATTAGCTATACGCATAAGTTTATCATCTATGCGTGCACTAATACTTTCAACAGCGTTACCTTTTGAAAAGATTTTTGCTGGTTGTGTTGCAGAATTTCCGTAAGAATTATTTTTCTGTATTAGCAGATCCGTTATTCTTTGCATTTCCGATTTGATCTGTGCTTTCATCAGATCCTTTCTTGGAATTTTCTTCATCAATTCTTTTCATTCTAGTTAATATTGCTGTTGCATCTGGAATAGACATACAGTATGTGTATAGAATTTTTTCTTCTGTATTGTGTCTTTTCTTTTCATTGTAGATCTTATGAACCCATGTAAGTAATGCAATTTCATGTTGTTTCAAAGCCTCTGTAAGGTTCTGTAATACTAAATAAACATTGTAGTCAACTTTTTGTTGTTTACCATCAATGTTAATCTTTTTTTTAGTTTTAGTTTGTGATTTTGTTTCCATTTTTTAATTTTTGTTTTAATAGAAATATTTCTTTTCTCAAGTAGTCTATCATTTCATCTTTCGATTTTTCTAAGACTGTTGTTGCCATAACATCTTTAAGATCATCAGCGTCTATAATATCGCTTACAAACTCTATAAATGTATTAAATGCTTCTTTATATTCATTATGGTATCTATGCCAGTCAGCATGTTTTTTACCATTGTGTATAATTGTTGATCTATCTTTACCTATCCATTCGCCTATAACGCTTGGATGTAAATTATAGTAATGTGTTAACATATTTGTAACAACTTTTCTAGCCATCACCATATGTGCCCATCTTTTATTAGAATAAAATTCTTTTTTGTTTACTCCAAAAATAATGTTTGCAGATTTGACTATGAATTCGCCATATCTATTTACAAATGCTTGACTGTAATCTTTGTTGTTTTGCAAATATAAATTAAACAATCCTCTGTGTTTCATATTATTTTAATTTCTACGCCTGGATTCTCTTTATTGTATTCATATGGTTCAAAGTAAGGAATCATATATTCACAATTATCATCTTGTATCCATTCATTTTTAACCATAAGGTCTTGTACAGTTTGTGCAGGGTTTATGTAATCAAACTTGTGTTTACTACCCCTGATAAACTTAAAAGAGATAGTGACAGGAAATTTCTTCCCTGCCACCATTTCTTTGAATAGACACTTATTGTTTTCATAATCTAGTTTAGTATCTTTAATATACTTCATAACCGTTTTAGAATTGATAAGCATTTTACCAGTCCAACGTTTTGAATTTTTACTTGAAGGTACATTTCCAGGTATGAATATCATAGTTATGTAGTTGTACTACAAAACTACAAAATTATTTAAAACGGCAAAGAATCATCCTGTTCATCAAAACTACCCATAGATTGTGGAGAATTAGCATTTATATACTCTTGTTCTTCTACATCTGAAATAGGTTTGTTGTATTTTGGATCATATTTAATTTTCTTACCATCAGCACTAGACCAACGATAGCGTATTGCTTTTCGTTTTACTGGCTGATTGTCTTTCATAGTCATATATTCTTCAAATGTAAAACAAATATTTATCCATTTGCCTACAGCTTGTTTCATAGATTCTACATCATTAGAAAAATCTTTTACACCACAGTTTGTTAAAAACTCATGTAATGTGTTAGTTTTCCATTCTTTTGATTTAGGTGAATCTGATTCACGTACAGCCCAAAACTTTGCTCTACCATATTCTCCTTGTTCATTTACAACATCAAACTCAACATAAGGAGCTCCATTGTAATTAGATCTTTGTTTTGAATTAGATAGCGACAAAACTTGACATCTGTATGCACCTTCACTAAAATACTTTTTATTTTCTACAACTCTTGTAGGTTTTACCTGGCAATTAGCCAAGTTAAATGCAATTACATTATCCATAATTATTTAGATTTAAGATTATC